GTAGATATGTTAGAAACTAAATGTAATAATCTAAAAAAGAAATTAGAAGATCCTTTAGTAAAATTAGTTGCTAATATCCCTGAAAGTAAAAAACCTCAAGTAAAAGAAAAAATAGATCTGATGCAGAGAGAATGGGCCTGGAAAGAAAAGGTTTTATAATGGAAACTAATAAAGACAAAAGAAAACAGATACCTATATATACAGGATTAATAAAATACTTTCCTAAAGCTCTAGCTGAAGTAGCTAAGGTTTCATATATAGGAAATCAGCAGCATCATCCAGATAAACCTCTACATTGGGATAGATCTAAAAGTACAGATGAATTAGATGCTCTTACTAGGCATTTATTTGAAGCAGGTAAAATAGATACTGATGGAGTTAGGCATAGTGCTAAAATCTGTTGGAGATCCTTAGCCAACTTAGAAAAAGAATTAGAACAAAATGAAGAAGGATATGATAGATGAAAACAGTAAACTCTATTAGTGGAGGTAAAACCTCAGCATATATAGCAGCCAATTATTCTGCTGATTATGATGTGTTTTCATTAGTTAGAACTGATGATCCCAAGTGTTTGTATCCAGATAAAAAACTTAGGCAAATTGTTTCTGATAAAATAGGAACAGAATTTATAGGAACATTAGAAGATGATGTTATTATACATACAATATTAGATTTAGAACAATATATAGGAAGAAAGATTACTTGGGTAACAGGAAAAACTTTTGATGAAATAATTGGGAGGGGGGATAAAAAATATTTACCAAATGTAACACAAAGATTTTGTACAACTGAAATGAAATTAAAACCAATTTTTGAGTGGTGGCAAAAAGAAATAGGAAAACCAATTACTACTAGAATAGGATATAGAGTAAACGAACAAAGGAGAGCTAAATCAATGCTTGGCAGAACTAATGAGAAAGGTTTTTTAGAACACAAAACTATAGTTGGAAAAAGAGGAGGCAAAACAAATCAAAACAAATGGGCAGATATAGAATGGCAAAAACCTGAATTTCCTTTAATCAAAGATCAAATATGGAAAGATGATATTGAAAACTTCTGGAGAGGTAAGCCAGTAAGGTTTGCATATATGAATAATTGCATAGGTTGTTTTCATAGAAATGCTGCACTACTAAAGCTAATGTCAGAAAAACATCCAAACAAATTTGATTGGTTTATAAATGCAGAAAAAGATGGATATGGAGCAAGAACATTTAAAAATGGAGTTACTTACGAAAGCATAAAAAAAATGTTTAAACAAAGAATGTTATTTGAAGATGATTTTAACGAATGTGATTCTGGCTATTGTGGTTTGTAAAATACTTAATTAATTTCGTTATATTTTTGATTAATCAAAGTTTTTCAAAATATGAAAGTAGAAAATAGAGGAGGCAAAAGAAAAGGAGCTGGTAGAAAACCTAAATCAGAAGAGCTAAATCTAATAGAGAAATTAACTCCTTTAGAACCTTTAGCATTTGAAGCATTAGAGGCAGGATTAAAAAAAGGAGATTATAAGTATGTTCAGCTCTTTTATAATTATTATGCAGGTAGGCCCAAAGAAACTAAGGACATACATATAAACGAAGATCTGCCTATATTTATTGATTGATGCAAATACAAAAAACCTTAGCATTAGATAAACTAAGAAATCTAGATAAGAGAATAAAGATAATTAGGGGAGGATCTTCAGCAGGTAAAACAATAGCAATACTTCTTATATTAATTGACTATGCAATAAGGAATCCAGGATCTGAGATTAGTGTGGTATCTGAGAGTGTGCCTCATCTTCGTAGAGGAGCTTTAAAGGACTTTCTAAACATCCTTAAAGCCTTGAATAGATATGATGAGAGAAAGTACAATAGAAGTACCTTAAAATACGAATTTCATAATAGTAGTTACTTAGAGTTCTTTAGTACAGATCAGCCTGATAAACTAAGAGGAGCTAGGAGATCTGATCTATTCTTAAATGAGTGTAACAATGTAAACTTTGATAGTTATCAGCAATTAGCTATAAGAACATCTAATAATATTTGGTTAGATTATAATCCAACTAATTTATTCTGGGTAGATAAAGAATTAATAGGCCAAGAAGATACAGATTTCCTTACCCTTACTTATAAAGATAATGATAGCCTCCCTGAATCAATAGTAAGAGAAATAGAGAAGGCTAAGGATAAAGCTAATACTTCTACATATTGGGCTAATTGGTGGAGGGTATATGGACTTGGAGAGATAGGCAGTTTAGAAGGAGCTTGTATTCCTGATTGGAAATCAATAGATAAAATACCAACTGATGCTAGAATACTTTGTGCTGGATTAGATCTAGGCTATTCTGTAGATCCTTCTGTTATTATAAACCTCTACAAATGGAATGATGCTTATATCTTTGATGAGATCCTATATCGTAAAGGAATGTTAAATAGAGATCTAAGTTATTTCATTAGACAAAACAATATAAGCTATAATATATATGCTGATTCTGCTGAACCTAAATCTATCCAGGAGCTGAGAAACTATGGGCATAAAGTATTTCCTGTTACTAAGGGTAGAGATTCAGTTGTATATGGTCTTAACCTAATAAACCAAAATGAGATCTATATTACTTCAAGATCTAAGAATCTAATAAGAGAGCTACAAGGATATGTATGGGATAAAGATAAAGAAGGCAATAACCTCCAGAAACCTACAGGCCTTCATCCTGATTGTATTGATGCTTGTAGGTATGCTTTAATGATGGAATTAAAAAATCCCAATAGAGGTAGATACATAATAAATTAAAAGTTTTCAAGTTTTTTGTTGATATATCCAATATTTAATTATATCTTTATGGTGTTGTTAAAGTCAGATCCCATTTAATATCGGATCGGTTGAGTGAGCAAAGGTCAAAGCAAGATACCTAACGAGGCAACAAAGGAGTTATCCTTAAATAGCAAAATGCTGCAAAAAGGTCGTAGCTACTCTAAGACAAATTAAAAGGCCTCTAATTTAAAACCAAACAAATGAAAATAATTGATGTTTATAATAAAATGAAATACTCAACTAGAGGGGATAATCCTTTAGTAACTATTTCCAATAAAGACACTACAGAAATATTTAATGCTAAATTAAGTTATTCTAATAGAGCTTGTCATTATGTAGAATATAAATTTATTTCTCCTGAATGGAATGATGAAATGGATTTTGAACCTAGAAAAATTTGTACTAATGAGATAAGATTTAGCAGAAAATCAAATGCCTTAAGATTTATTAAATTAGTAAATGCAGAAGGAGAATATATTGATACTGAAAAACCAAAAAGCCGAGAGTATATGATTAAATTTGAAAAGGATGCTTTATATAGTATGGTTAATGACCCTAGTTGGCGTTATAGTATGTGGGAAGCAAATGAGAGAGAAGGGATTATGCCTTCTAAAAGTTTGCTAACAAAAGCATACTGGATTACTCAAAAATCAATAATGGAATATTTAACTAGGGTTATTGAGTGTGGACTTTATGCTGATGAAGTTGAAGAATTGATTAACGATAAGGAAGAATTAAGAAAGGTCGCAAAAGAAATAATTACTTATTTATAATAACTAAAGGATGCCAATAAAAGCTACATTAGTATTTAGGAATAGACAGGCTAGGCCTGTTTATGTAAATAGAGAGTTCAAAGATAAAAAGCATATTGATAATTTTATTAATTATGCCCTCACTAATTGGGATAATATAACAGTATTAGATGAAGTGTTTTATGAAAAAGATTAAATTTATATCAAAAATGATTGGAGAGTTCTTGTTTGTTCTCTCCATCTTTTTTCTATATTGGATAACTATGGTTATCTACTATGGATAAAATTTATTAACTTTAAGTATGCCAATAGACAAAGTAACGAACTTAAAGGATCTTGAGTATTATAATAATATGCAGCTCTGCTCAAGCCTGGTTAAAAAATGGAGAAAGCTAAAGCCTAATAATAAAGAGCTTAAAAGTTTTGATCAGAACTTATTAGAGGTTACCCTTTATGTAGTAGAGATCCAGAGAGATATAGCTTTCCATAAAGAGGCTATAAGTGATTATAGACAAAGAGCTAATCAGGCCCAGATAGATCTAAGAGATCTAAAAGATAAACATCAAGAACTAAAAGATAAATATGAAAAACTATTAAAAGATTATAAGCAAAATTTCTAAACCACTTTTATTCATAGTTTGTTTAGGTTAGTTTGTTTGGTTAGTAGGCAGAGGTACAATTTCTGAGTGGTTTATGTATCTTTAGCCTACTTTTTTTTTTAAATAAAATGTTCAATTAAATTCGTTATAATAGTATGAAAATAAAATTAGATATTCCTGGAAGTATGGATGATGTTTCTCTAAGAGATTATAAACACTTTTTAAAGATCCAGGAAAACAATGATGATCCTAAATTTATAAGAGCTAAAATGCTTGAGATCTTTTGTAAGGTATCATTAAAAGAAGTATATAGAATGAAGTATAAAGATTCAGAAGAGGTAGCCTCCATATTAGATAAAACCTTTAATGATAAGCCTTCTTTAGTTAGAAAATTTAAACTAGGAGAAACTCAATATGGTTTCCATCCTTCGTTAGATGATATGACACTAGGAGAGTATATAGATCTAGATACATATATTGGAGATTGGGATAATATTGAAAAAGCAATGAATGTACTATACAGGCCCATCCTTACAAGTATAGGAGAGAAGTATGCTATTGATGAGTACAATGTAGAGAATGATAAGTATTTATTAGATATGCCTATGAGTGCTGTTACTTCATCAATTTTTTTTTTGATGAAACTAGGTCTGGATTTATCAAATCATATCCTGAAATCTTTGGAGGAGGGGGATCAGATGGAGATTTATCAGCAGTATCTAACTTTGGAAAAAAATGGGGATGGTATAATGCGATTTGGGAATTATGTGGATCAGACATTACAAAAATTGAACATATCACTAAATTAAATGTTCATAAATGTTTTACCTGGTTATCTTATATGAAGGATAAAAATGAGTTGGAGGCAAAAGAAATTAAAAAGAAAATTAAATGAGTAATCAGGGAATAAGAGGATTTTACCAAATAACAAATACTTTAAAGGATCAGCTCCTTAAAGATCAAAGTATTAATACTGTTACTACAGGAGATATATCAGATGTTAATTTAAGAAAGCAAGATATGTTTCCTATGGCTCATATTATAGTAAATAGTGTAGTAGTAGGAGAACAAACTCTGAGCTTTAATGTTAGTGTACTTGCTATGGATATTGTAAATGAATCTAAAGATTTACCTGTAGATATATTTACAGGAAATAATAATCTTCAAGATATACTAAATACTCAATTAGGAGTATTAAATAAACTAATACAATTATTAAGAAGAGGATCATTACATACTGAGCAATATCAGTTAGATTCAGATCCAACTCTAGAACCTTTTTATGATAGGTTTGAAAATCAATTAGCTGGATTTACAGCTACAATGGATATTACTATTTATAACGATATAACTATTTGCTAAATGAATGTTTCAGAAAACTCAAAACTAACGCTTGAACTTAAAACTATTGGAGTAATAATATTCTTTGCAATATCTCTAGCTACTACTTACTTTACATTATCCTCCTCAGTAGCTCAAAATTCTACTAATGTAGAAGAGCTTAAAAAAAACTCAGTTAATCCTATAGAGTTCCAATATAAAGATGAGCTAGTAAGAGAAACAGTTAAAAGATTAGAAGAGAAACAAGATGTATTATCAAAAGATATAAATGAGATAAAAGAAAACTTGCAGAAAATAGATGATAGATTATATGAAATAAGTAGAAACTAAAATGAAAAAAATAATACTTATAATATCAATCTTAATTAGTGGCTATTCTTATAGTCAAGATTTTAAAGATGATATTAGTATAGTACAATTCTCAGCAGGATTCGTAAAAGATTCTGAAATAAAATTAACTCCTTTTAAAGTATATAATATATACTATTTTAAAATGGAGGATAAAGGAATAATATTTAGAGAAGAAAAGATTAAGTATTTACCTACTATAATACTGTATCATAATGGTAAAGAAATAACAAGAGTAGAAAGTGGTATTGATCTTAAACTTCCTGAAAATTGCATAGAAGTAATTAACAAACATATAGACAAACTAATAGAGGACAAATTTTGATTATGAAAAAACTAATAACAATATTATTAATATTATTAACAACAAATGTTAATGGCCAAGTATTTAAGAAAATATATGATGAGGTATTTAAGTATTCTACTATTTATGTAGCTGGAGATATTAAGGAGGCCTATGAAAGTAAATATCCTGATTATTTTATAAGAACTAATCCTGATGATTTATATGCAGTTCCAGAAGTTATAGATGAAACTCTATATCATCCTTTTGATTATAGA